TTCCATCAATACTTCACGACAACTTTTACAGCAAATCGACATTCTTTTATTCTTTTTCATTATTCTTTTTCACTCTTTTACACTTCAATTTTATTTCTTCTAGGGGTTCCGCCCCCTTACGACGGATATCTAAAAATATACTCAGCATATGTTCTTAATAACTATCTAACACTGGTTTATATAATAATTTATATTTCACATTCTTTAATATAGTTACATCTCTCTTACATAAGTATTCATTCCACGTATATGCTAATAATGCATGTAACTTATCTAATTTTATACCATTTTCTTCGTCACATATTTCACAATCATATAATAATGATGGTTCTATTATTATTTCTTTTAAACGCAGCAATTCATATTCAGATGGTTTACAAATAACATTACCCAAATTATCATAAAATGAAAAAATAAATTTTAAAAATTGCATTAACATTTCAACTTTATTATTAAATTTTAAATAACAATGTTCATTCCATAAGGTCTTATTTATTTCATATTGAATTTTTCTAGTTTTTTCATTTAAAGGAATCATTTCAATTATTTTTTTCATTTAATTATATTATAATGTTAAAAAATTTATATTAAATAAAATATAAATTTTTTTTTAAACAACTATATATTTAACCTTTCTTTTACTTTTATAAATTACAGATCCAACTTTATCACCCTTTATTAAATTTCCAACTGTCGTATAACATACCTTCACATTTTTTAAATTTCTATATTTGGTATTATCTTTGCAATGTAATGCACACATATGTAACATTCCGTTAGAAGGATTATCACATTCAATTATTACATGACCGGATGGATATGAATTTAAATGCATCCATATATAATTTTCATTAGTATCTAATAAGTCCCAATTTTCCTGAGCAGTTTTGCCTAACTTTATAATAGTATCTTCTTGAAGCATTTCTTTCATACTTAATAATTATATTTTATTTATTATTATTATTATTATTAATAATATAATTATTCAATTTTATTTTATTAATATTATATAATATATATATATTATGCATTTTTATAAAACATTATTACATGTTTCAGGGATATCTATTGTCGAAATTTTATTCTATTTTTATTATATTGGACCATTAGAAACAGACATTTTTACGAAAGAATTTAAATCATTAATCGATTCAATGAATTCTGATTTTTCAAATAATGAAATTTTTTTATCATTTCAAGAAATATACAAAGAACATTATCAATATAATGAAACTGCTGAAAAAATATTAATTGAAAAACAAAATAAATCATTAGAAGAAATGGAATTATCAGTTAATGATGCTATTTATGAAAACGAAGAATATAATCATAATTTACTAATTCAAGCTATTATATATTGGATTTGTTTTAATGTACTAATTATATTAATATATTTACTAGAAAACAATATCGACTTTATATTAAGAAAAAATACCAAAGATTCAAGTACTAGTACTGGTTCTATGGATATTTCTATAAGTAATATAGAATTGTTACGCTTAAATAAACGCAGAAGCAGTTCTATCGATGAGGAAGATTTAACATATATAGAAAATATTAATAACAATAATAACAAAAATTTAATTTGTACTACTAACAATAATAACAATAATAACAATAATAACAATAATAACAATATGAAAAAAACTATATTACAAAAATGTATACAAAATTTAGCATTAGCATCAACCTTATTAGGATTTCAGTATGTATTTATTAATTATATAGTTCTAAAATACCATATTTTAACTATCGATGAATTGAAATATATGTTATATAAACAAATATATCCTATTTTTAACAATATATTATTTCCACCTACTAATTAATTATCAAAAGGATTTTTAAGTAAAGAAATTTTTAATACTTTGATTTCCATTTGACTGGTTATCTGTTTCGATTAAATATTTATCAAATAAAATTGTTTTTACTTCTTTATTTCTTAAATCGTTTATTTTGTTTTGTAATTTTACTTCATCATCCATGGTATTTTTCAAAGTTTCTATTTTCATTTCAAAATTGCGGCGTTTTCTTTTAAATAATTTCATATCTTCAAGTACCAGTGCGAACACTTGTTGTACTGGTTTCATTATTTGATTTGTAATGTAAAATGAATAATTTGGTTTTAAATTATTATCCAATAAATATTGAGGATGTTCTATTTTCTCACCTTGTAGACAATTTTTATTTTTGGTTTGAATATAAATAAATGGTATTCTATCTCCAGATCCAGGCTTGTTTCCTGGATCACGTTTACCCATTCTATCAGCCAATACTTTGTGAGCAATTTGTTTTGGATTTTTATAATTCGACCGCAATGATTTTGTAATGATTAACTTATCTAATGGATACTTTTCATCGACAATATTTTGTAAACTTATTTTCAAAAAGTCAATGGCTTTTTCAATATCTTGATCTTTCATTAATATATCAATGATTCCACCATATACATCTTTAACAATTGGCGCATTATCTCTTCTTTTTAATACAATACCCATTGACTTTCTTTCACATTTTTCAGGATCCAATTCATACAACATTCCAACGTATCTTTTTTTACTAAGTAAACAGAAAGGCATAAATGTTTTTTCATATTCTAAATCATGAGGGCCTTTTAGAAATTTACTAGCTAATTCGCCAGCTTCTTGAGCCAAATCTATAGTCATTTCTAATGCTTTCTTTCCACGCACTTTTTCACCATCTAATGTTGTGAAATTAAATGTGAAGAAGACTGAATCTGTATCACCATATATATATTCAGCATTTGATTTCATCTTTCCATATTTTGTATCAACAACTAAATCTCCATATGATTCTTCAATAACACGTTTCGCATAGGTCAATAATTTTCTACCAGTAGACGTTGTAGCTGCAGCAACATCTTTTTCATAAAAAGTACTTGTTTTAGCACCACATTGACCATACAATGAATTTGCTGTTAATTTATAACTAAGTTGTCTTTTATCTAAAATATTCTTCATAAAATCATCTGTTTCTTGTGAAATCATTTTTCGTGTCGCTTTTCTTGAAGCCAACAATTCTTCTAAAATGGAAGGCATAATTGCTTTGCCTTGTTTAAATTGTGCGAATCTGCACACCTTTTTACCACTTACTACCTTTTCCGTTTTCCCTCTTTCATTTTTGGTCCATTTATAGGTATCATATTCAACATCCACATAATCATAATCTGGTAAATTATCGTAAATAAAATTACCACTAACATCACGTGTTCCTGATATTTTTTCTTTCCCATATTTATCACGTACTATATTCCCATCTAAATCATATTCTTTTGTCCATACTTTACTATCATGTGATAAATTCTCACTAATCATTGATGATGGATATAGTGAACTATAATCAACACAAGCAACTGGATTATCCAGATATAAACTACATTTGGGATCTAATACTATAGCACCATCATATCCATTCCAATCATCACCTTCGGTAGGTTCGACAAATTCAGGTTTTTCTACGACAGGCATTAATGTATTTTTTTCTCTACATTTTTTCGCAATATAACTTGTTAGTTTAATTCCTTGACCTCTCATAACTAGAAAGTTAATCGGTACACTACAAATTTTAGCCATCTCTACATAACCAGTCATCACATCAATCTTATTCATTAGATGATGCACTAAGTTGCAATCTTGAATACAATATTTCGCAATAATAGCACGTTCATCTGGACCTTCATTAGTCATTCTAAAAATATCTTGAGGAGTTACATCATCCTTAGCTAATCCCCATTTAACACTCTTAGTCATATCCGGATTTTCAATAGAATCGATCATAAATGATGTAGTTTCATGATTGATATTAATTACTTTAAATTTTCGACCTTCTTTATAATAATCAGTTGAATGACTTGTTTCTTCAAAATTAATATAACTACCAACTTCCAAACCTTTTAAATTTTTTGAATAAATAATAGAAACATTATCTTGATATTCTATTTTCTTTACCTTATCTCCTATAAAATAACCAGACACATAGTCCAATTTATAGGATGTTAAATTATAATCACGTCTAAAATAATTATATAAATCTACTTGCAAACGACCATTCATTTTAATAAATCGTAAATCGTGTTGACCGCTTGCTAATATAATGCTACTTTGTTCAATATTGATTTCTTTTTTACCATTCTCATTAGTTACTTCATTATAACATTTTTCCTTTTTATTTCTGGATAACATTAAAAATTTATCCACACAATTGTTTTCTAATGCACGACGAAACATGAATTCATAATCAAAACCAAATATATTGTATCCAATAATAATATCAGGATCTTCCTTTTGAATGATTTTTGTCCAAGCTAAAAGTAAATCCTTTTCTGTTTTATATGATTCTATTTCAGTGTTATTAATATCACTGCAAGTATCCAAAACAACACAATGATTGAGATATGGTTTTTCATCGCCATATTTTAGAAATGTTGAGCCAATAAATGTTACTTTATCTCCTTCTAATTTTGGGAAAAGTTTATTTAAAACGTCATTCATTTTATTTACTTTATCTTCACGTATATTTTTAGGATTATTCACATAATCAATAATGTTTGAATTCGCAATCTTTTTATTTTTTTTAGTATAAAATTCTTTATCATCATGATTTTCCTCTTCTTGACGATTATATAGCTTTTCAAACATTTGTTCAATTGACGTTTCATCTACATTTGATGTTATATCAGCAACATTTATTTCTAATAATTGTGTGATCATTTTTTCTAACTTTGGTAATAATGGTTTCGCTATAGGATAAACTTTATCTACATTATTTAAATCGTCATAACCAAATGCTGTTAGAATTATTTTTTTCAACATTTTTTCTGTTAATTCGTCATCATCTGCTTCATACAATTCTAAAATATTATTCGCTAATTTCTTATATGTTTTTACAGGTACAGGAAAATCTCCATGACTACTACTTGCCTCAATATCAAAGCTACAGATTTTATAAGGAACACGTGTTTCCTTATCATTTAGTGGTTCAATATTAGTAAAATCTATTTCATATTCATATTTACATGTTGTTTTCTTTTGAATACCTGTAAGTTTTTTTGCTTTTTTCATGGGTATATTTACCCATCCAGATGGACTAATTTCTTTAATATGAAAATATCTTAATAGTGGAGGAATATTAGATTCATAAATTTTTGTATCTGTATTACGAAATTGATATCCATTTTTCTTTAAAATACGTCCTCTCTGTTTACATGTTTCAAAATATAAATTCTTTACTTTATTAAAGGTGATTGTATTATTAAAAGAAATATAAACAAACTTATGTGTCTTTCCACCATCAAATTCGTATAGTTTTTTCTTTTCAACCAAGTTACATTCATAAATAGAATTCTCATAATAATCGCCAATTTTTTGTCTAATTTCACTTAGAAATCTATTTTTGATATTTTCGGTCCATTCATTGCTAACTTTAATGTAAAAGAATGGTTTATATTTTTTCACATAAATAGATGCGGTTTCTCCTTTTTCGTTTATACCATACATTTGAATAATAAATTGTTTAGTATCACGTTTTTTCACATAACCTTCATCACTATTACTATCGTCTTCTTCCGATAAATTTTCATCCTCTTCTATTTTTTCATCATATATATTAAAATCTAGTAAGCGAAATGATCTTTCAGTAATTACCATTGTTTTTATTTACTATAATAAAAATAGGTTTATCTTATTTCAATTTTAAATAAATTAATATTTGAATTATTTATTTAAAATAGTAAAAAATATTTTTAAGTTTTTTAAGTTTTTTAAGTTTTTTTGTTATTGTTATATTTAGTATCAAAAATATCAATAATTGGAATGGGATTGTCTCTATCACATAGATCTCCTATACTATCATTCTTTTTATCCCCTGGTCTAGGTTGACTATATCAATACATTTATCTAAATATGTATAACCAACCTTCTTTCACTTCATTAGAAGTCCCTCCAAGAGATATTGTATACATATATGGTCCTGATGGAAGAGGATCTCCTGTTACTATGTTATTTCCTGTCCAGTCGTTTTGATATTTCGCGGATTCATATACCACACTTCCATCAGGGCATAGACTTTAACACTGGTTAATGGGTAATTCTCTAAGTTAATGATTTTCCATGTAGACTCTATTCCTGATGAATTTGGAACGAGTTCTTTAAGAATAATTACACCCTTATCTGAGAAGCCGTCGTTATTGTAGTCATCGTCCTGACTATCTGGAATACCGTCTCAATCAAGGTCATTTTTCACCTGAGAAGCACTACATCCAAATTCGTCCACTGGTTCTCCTTGTGCAGTTTCAGGACATTTGTCTATATCATCAGGGACCCCATCAAGATCTGGGTCCTTTTCCTTCTGAGAAACACTACATCCATCTTCGCCCACTGGTTCTCCTAGTGCAGTTTCAGGACATTTGTCTATATCATCCATAACTTTATCAAAATCCGTATCATTTTGAGAAACACTACATCCAAATTCATCAACTGGTACTCCAATTGCAGTTTCAGGACAAGGATCTTTATCATCAGGGACCCCATCTAAATCTTTATCTATTTGAACTCGAACACAACCAAATTCATCAATATTATCTTTATCTTGTAGGTTTGTATCAGGACATTTATCATCTTTGTCTTTAACCCCATCTTTATCTAGATCATCATCTAGATCATCATCTAGATCAGCAGCAGGAGCAGGGACAGGAGCAGGAGGCACAACTACATCATCATCATCTAAATCATTATAAGGTCCTACATAGGTGAGTTCACCATCTTCGCATTTAAGATAATCCGGTAATGATATCGCACACCCATTTTCATCAACATTATCTTTATCTTCTGGTTTTGTATTAGGACATTTATCATCTTTGTCTTTTACTCCATCTTCATCCTTATCCAAACAACCTGCTGGATCACC